TTTTGATAAAGCTAAATGATAATCAATCTGATTCCCAATAAGGTTCTCATAATGAATAATGCCATCATTCAACAACGCAGGTTTTAAAAAAAGCCTCATTTGGTCATGCAAATAATTTCTATGCTCGGCAAAAAATTTGTCGGTCCAAAGCTGATAACCAGATCGATCATCGCCATACCGTCGCAATGCATCATTGACCCTATGCTCCTCGCGCTTTAATGCTTTTGTCGTTGCCTGTTGAAATGCACGCACAACATTGTCTAGTTGACCAAAGTCATCTTGATCACCACCCCCGCTCCGATCATCCTGGCTTGGCGCAACCACTTGTTGAAACTCTGGAGGATTAGCGGCGGCATCCAACGTCTGCATATTCATCGGTACCAAGCGCAGATTGCCATCGGTTACCGGATTCAAATCCTCGAGTTCACGAACTTCATTTATAGAGAAAACACCCCGGTCAAGCATCGAGTTATAAAATTCAGATCTAGACTTCAAATCCCCACGTAACAAACTGTTTACATTAATTTTAGTATAGCTGACTCTATCATTCTGACCCAACAGCTTGGCATTCGCCTCTTGTTCGAGCCGCGAAATCCACGGCATCAATGTGTCGGTTACACTCTCGATTGCTTGATGTTCAATATTACTGAACGTAGCTCGAAGCAAATGACCGATTTTGTGCGGCGGAACACGGAACCAGCGCGCGATCTCTTCTACACTGAAATTCTTGGATTCAATAAGCTGCGCATCTTCTGGAGGGACACCGACAGTTTTCCATTTCATGCCCTCTTCTAAAAATAATGGCCGATAAGCATTAGCAGGACCACGGTGCTCTTTTTCAAAAGATTCTTTCAATCGTGTATAGGCTTCTTCAGACAATGCATCAGGATGCTCAAAAACGCCAGCCAGTTGTGTGTTGTTCCCAAAAAAACTAGAACTGTATTCATCTTGCGCAATCCCTACTCCAATTGATCGCGCGGCATAACTGATAACTGAATATCCAACGCGACCGTCAAAACCTAGCCCATGCAGATGAAACATTTTACTTTGAGGCAAAAATGTTGCGCCGCCCTTGCTGTCTGTGATTTTGTAAATAAGATCGCCCGTATCACGGTCCCGATCTGGCTGAACTCTATCCGGCGAAATAGGCCACAACTCAGTGGGGCGATTAGCGTTGTCTGTTACGATTTCGGCGTATCCGTTGCCCCAGGTTAAAGCCCATGCAATCAATGTCTCACGGAAACTCATCCCAGACATTTCAGGATTACTTCTGACATTCAACAATCGTTCTAGCTGCGAATTTGCAATTCGTTCTTTATTGGCTTGATTATTGGTTGCGCGACGCATGTGATGCCATGCCAAATAGCTAATCGTCTCTGCGATATACCGTACACAAGCGAATACCGCACTAAACCGCATAGCTTGGTCATGGTCAACATGCATTCCACCGAATCGTTGCGGAACATAAACGATTCGGCTCTGCCCTGGATCGCGTAACCTAACTGTCGCCGCATTCTGTTGTTTAACTTGTTTCCGCTGCTTTCGCTTTTTTCCCATTACAACATCCTAAGACCGCGCGTCTCGTAAACGCTCGGTTTTTGTGGTTTTGTTAGCGTAGCCATGCCTACCGCCTCGATCAGACCTATCATGCCATCAATGCGCCCGTACGTTCGGTCTTTGACGGGTTGCACTGTTTCGTTGGCGCCGATCTTGACCTGCAAATTATTAGCGCACCAACGCAACACCGGATTGCCGCCATGCGCAAACTGATGTTTTTTGGTCATTGCCAAAACCTCTTTAGTTGGTTCCGACATAGACCGCCAGCCCTGGCGAAACTCAGTCATAGGCAAACCATGCTCGTCAGATAATTCGTTGGCGACCTGCTGCGCACTAAACGGGTCATAACCAACACCCATCACCCGGTATTTGCGACTATCGGCCACAAGATCCTTAATCATGAATTTGTAATCGATTACATTCCCCTGCGTCAAAGTTATCAACCCAGATTCGGCCCAAAGCTCATAAGGTACTTTGTCGATGCGGGCCCGCTCGGCCAGATTGTCAGATGGCATGTAAAACTGTGGGATAATCTTCCATGACTCATTTTCATCAATCGGAGGAAACAACAATACTTTGGCTGTTAGGTCAACTTTAGACGACAGATCTAGTCCGGCGTAGCAATCACGGCCTAGAAGCTTACTAACATCAACCTTTTCATCACACATGTCCCAGTCATCCATTGGCAACCACTTTTCAACAGAACTGACCCACATGTTCAGCCGGAACCTTTTAAACCCATTAAGCTTCGCTGGGTTGTTCATGACTTGAACAAACGATTGTTCAAGTTTCTCCATTGTCATGATGTGACCCAATGATGGGTTATTCGCTTTCCACACGTCTCGATTTTTCCAATCTGAATCGTTTTCAGCGCAATACATAATCGGGAGCCATTGCGGATCTTCAATAATGCCATCCTTGACCTGGCGCGCGTACTCGTGAACCTCCCAGCCAATCGACAATGGATCATAAACGCCTGCCGTTGTCATGATAACCACGAGCTGTTGATCTCGTGCCGCATCCGTTTCTACGGTCAACACATCCCACAATCTTCGGTGCGGCTGACTGTGTATCTCGTCAAACAGCACACATGATGGGTTTAGGCCGTGCTTAGTCTCAACCTCAGCAGACAACACCTGATAAAACGAATTCGTCTTGTGATCGATAATCCGCTTTATGGAATGCAGGACAGTAAGCCGATTCGATAAAATCGGGTCCTGCTTAACCATCTGTGCCGCAACGTTGAACACAATCGACGCCTGATGTCGATCCCCGGCGGCTGAGTAAACCTCTGCACCATTTTCGCCGTCAGCAATAAGCTGTTGCAACCCGATCGCGGCCCCGAGCTCCGATTTGCCGCTCTTTTTTGGAATCTCAAGATAAATGAATCTGTATTGCCGAAACCCATCAGCCCTTAATGACCCATATGTATCGTTGATCAAATCAATCTGCCATGGGATAAAACCAAACCGCTGACCCATCCACTTACCCTTGGTATGGGTCAGCAAGCCAATAAATTGGCGAGCTCTATCCGCTTTGGCTTGGTCAAAATGCATTAGAAGGGATTTCCTGGTCGTCTATGAATACCTTTGAGTTATGGCCTACGCCTGTTGATTGAATTCGAACGCTATGCATAGTTAAAACATCGCCAGTTGGCGGGTCTCATTTTCAAATCGATTCAACGCGGATAAATAATAACCCTCGTCAATCTCTAAACCGACAAAGTCACAACCAAAGTAATGCGCGGCGATCGCGCTTGAACCGCTGCCTAGATGGGTATCAATAATTGATTGATTCTGTCTAGCATACGTTCTTAATGCCCATGAATATAAAGCTATAGGCTTCTGTGTCGGGTGGATTTTATAGCCGCGTTCCTCAGCATTATGCCTGTTAATTCCATAACGATAAATTTTCGCCGGTTTCCCTAAGCCTTCAGAAACCCAAGCGAATTCAGCACTAGAAAAATTCTCAACAGTTTGCTGTTTATCCCAAATAAAAAAGTATTCGCTCGGTGGAATAGAAAAATTATTTGCCCCAAAAATTATTTGATTTTTGGAAATTCTGAATAATTCATCAAAATATAATTTTTTTGGTTTCAAATCCCATGTGCAAGTATGAAATCTATTATTCAAGTTATTATTATCATTTCTTTGATGGCGCCTCAGCCCATACGGCGGATCAACGATAGCCAGATCGAAAGCGTTGTCCGGCAAATCGCGCATGTAATCCATGCAATCCATGTTGTAAATGTCTACAGACATTAGCTAATCAACTTTTCCATTTCAGACTTTTGGCGAACCGGCTGTACGTCCACTTTCGTACGCGCGGACGGGTTTAGTCCGAAGTCGGATCGCATCATCCTAACGCGCTGCAGCAAATCAGCTTCGAGCTTAATCAATGGATTCGGTACCTGATTACCTCGAAAGTCCTCAACCATAACGGATTGATTCAATAGCTCAGCAGTAACCTGGTGTACCCGCGCTTCCAGGATGCATAAATCTGCCAGTTGCCTGAAATCACCTTCGGTCAGCACCCCGCAATCCTCTAGCATCCCAGCGTAAGCTTTCCAGATCTGCTTAGCATCACCTTTTAACCATGCGGGACAGCGCGGCGCCACATGCCGGGCTTTCATTTCCGGTTTTTGCTTCCGTTTTCCTGGATTGCCCTCAAGCAATTTAAGTTTACGGCGCTTTGGAATTGGTGATGAAATTAGCGTTTAAATCCTATGCGGTTTTGTAAGTTGTTGAAAATCATAAATAAAATATTGCTTGGTTGCGAAAATTTCTTCAACGGA